TAAAGTTACTGCTGACGTTGTAGAAACAATCGGTGACGGACAGAAGTACTATGCTTCTGGCTTTACCGTAGCTTAATAAGGAGTAACCTATGCCTATTTATAGAGCTAAAATCAAGTGCTTTGTTGACCAATCCATGCGAGAAGCTGGTGATGAGTTTGAGTACAACGGTGAGTCAAATAGTAATATTGAATTAGTTGGTGGAACTGAACCTGATCTACCTGTGGCGTCAAACACAACCGTACCGTCAGAAAATGTTCAGCCAACTACTCAATCCGTTGATTACGAATCCATGACTAAGGCAGAACTTGAAGTGTATGGTCGTTCTATTGGTATTGAACTAGATAGAAGACAAACTAAAGACACTTTAATTAGTCAACTTGTAGAAGCTAATAAGTAGGCATTGGTTTTCTTATTTTCTTACTTGGGGGCTAGTAGTAATACTGCTAACCTCCTCTTTTTTTAGGAGATGACATGGCAACTGAAGTAGACATTTGCAACCTTGCCCTAGCTCATTTAGGTGATGATGCAACAATAGCTTCGCTAAATCCACCAGAAGGATCAGCACAAGCAGAAAAAGCTGCACGTTTTTATCCAATAGCAAGAGATACCATGTTAGAAATGCACACATGGAATTTTGCATCTAAACGTGGAAATCTTGCATTATCTACTAATACACTTGACCAATGGGAATATGCATATGTAGCACCTGCGGACATGATGTCTCCTGTTGCAATAATATCTCCTTCAGCACAAAACGATTACGCTACAAGGATGTCTGCTGGAGATACACCCGGTGGAATTACATCTAACTATGCACCAACAATTGTAGCTGGCCAATATTCACCACAACAATTTGCAGTAGAGGGATCATATATTTATACAAACCAAGAAAATGCAATGTTAAGATATCAGGCTAAAATTACTGACCCATCAGAGTTTAGTTCCTTATTTGTTATTACGTTAGCTTGGCATTTAGCATCAATGCTTGCAGGTCCAATAATAAAAGGTGACCAAGGTATGGCAGAAGCAAAACGGTGCACACAAATGATGACAGGATATTTAACAACTGCTAAACAACAAGATAATTTACACAGAGATATAACTGTTGAACATATAGTTCCTTGGACATCTGGGAGGTAATTAATGCCTGTAACACGCACGTTTTCTAGAGCATTTGGTGGAGGTGAAATATCACCAGAAATGTTTGGCCGTATTGATGATAAAAAATACCAAACTGGTGCTGCAACAATGCGTAATTTTATTGCAAAACCACAAGGACCTGCTGAAAATAGACCGGGTTTTGCATATGTAGCAGAAGTAAAAAATAGTGCACAAACAGTAAGATTATTATCTTTTACTTTTTCTACAACACAAACTATGGTTATAGAATTTGGTAATGAATATTTTAGGTTTCATACACAAGGCCAACCGTTATTATATTCAGATGGTGCAGCATATAATAACAGTACAAATTATTCAATTGGCGATATAGCTAAAAGTGGCGGTGTAAATTATTATTCTCGAACAGGTTCGCAAGGTCAAGCAGTATCAAATTCAACTCATTGGTATGCTATGCCAACTAATCCTAATATTTATGAAGTACCTCATCCATATCAAGAAGCAGAATTGTTTGATGTGCATTATGTACAATCTGCTGATGTTATGACGTTAGTTCATCCTAATCATGCACCTAGAGAATTAAGAAGATTAAGTGCAACTAAATGGGAACTAAAAACAATTAATTTTGCAAGCCCATTGGCATCACCTACAGGAGTTAGTGTTGCTGCATACATACCATCATCTAGTAGCACAAACAGTGATACTTACGAAGCACATGAATATGTAGTGACAGCAGTAGCAAGTAATTTAGTTGATGAAAGTTCTCAATCTAATTCTGGGTCTGTACAAAATAATATTTATGTAACAGGAGCTAAAAATACAATTACATGGAATGCTGTTAGTGGAGCATCAAAATACAGAGTATATAAAGAACAAGCTGGACTATATGGATTTATTGGTGAAGTGACAGGAACAACAATTGTTGACGCAAACATAGGTCCTGATTTTTCTAGAACTCCACCTATATATGAAAACGAGTTTCAAACAACAAATAATTTTCCGGGAGCAGTTTCTTATTTTGAACAGCGTAGAGTGTTTGCTGGTACTAATAATGAACCGCAAAGCATATTGATGACTAAATCTGGCACTGAAAGTAATATGTCTTTTGGCCGTCCTATTAGAGATGATGACCGTATTAAATTTAAAGTTGCTGCTCGTGAAGCAAATACAATACGACACATAGTTCCATTAACACAATTACTATTGCTTACTGGGTCAGCAGAATGGCGAGTATCATCTATTAACAGTGACGCTATAACACCTACATCTATATCAGTAAAACCACAATCTTATGTTGGTGCAAATAATGCACAACCTGTAATTGTAAATAACAGCATGGTATATGCTGCTGCTCGTGGTGGGCATATAAGAGAACTAGGTTATAACTGGCAAGCTAACGGATTTATAACAGGTGATTTGTCTCTTCGTGCTCCACATTTGTTTGACAATTTAACAATAACAGATATGGCATTAGCTAAAGCTCCTATACCTATTGTTTGGTTTATAAGTAGTAATGGTAAATTATTAGGTTTTACATACGTTCCAGAACAAACTATTGGTGCATGGCATCAGCACGATACAGATGGCACATTTGAAAGTGTTGCAACTGTATCTGAAGGAAATGATGATGTATTGTATTGCGTTGTTAAAAGAACTATTAATGGTGCAACTAAAAAATATGTAGAAAGATTAGGTACAAGATTGTTTGATAATGCACGAGATTGTTTTTTTGTTGATTGTGGTGCAACATACAATGGCACAAATACAGATACAAACCGCACAGTTACTATATCTGGCGGTACAAATTATACAAGAGGAGAAAGCGTTACGATAACAGCAAACTACAATTTATTTAATGCACCTCCAAGCCTTGATGATGTAGGTGATGCAATTGTTTTATTAAGCGGTTCTAATTATTATCGTTGCAATATTACTGCTACATCAAGTGCAACAGTTGCAACAGTAAAGTTAGATGTAGATTTACCTGCAAGTTTACGCAATACAGGGATTACAACATACGAAGTAGCACGCAATGTTATTTCTGGTTTAAATCATTTAGAAGGCAAAACAGTAAGTATATTGGCAGATGCTGCGGTACATCCACAAAGAGTAGTGTCTAGCGGTTCTATTACATTAGACCGTGCATCTAGCGTTGTTCATGTAGGTCTAGAATATGAAAGTGATTTGCAAACATTACCGTTAGCTTTACAAGTAGAAGCTTTTGGACAAGGTCGTGTAAAAAATTTAAATCATGTATGGCTAAGAGTTTTAGAATCATCTGGTATTTTTGCAGGTCCTAGTGCAGATAAACTTATAGAAGCAAAACAACGTACAACAGAACCATATGGAGCACCACCAAGGTTAAAAACAGAAGATATAAAAATTATGTTAACTCCTACATGGCAAGATACTGGCCAATTATTTGTACGCCAAACTGATCCATTACCATTAACAGTTGTAGGTCTTACTTTAGAAGTAGCTATTGGTGGATAGTGTGACCGTAAGCAGATAAAGTGTATGTATATTATAAAAATAGAGAGGTGTTGAACTTATGACATCATGGTCGGCAATGAATAAATTCCAGAAGTTTGGAGTAGTAAGCGAAGGTTTTGGATTAGTAGGTGGATTAGTAGGAAATTTTTTTGCTGCAAGTGAAAAGAAATATCAATTACGAAGTCAAGCATTAGAATTTGAACATCGTCAAACAATGTCAGAATTAAATGCTAAATCTTTAACTAGGCAATCTCAACACGTTAAGAAACAATACGACAAACAAATGATGATTAAAAGTATGCAATATGGTCAAGCATTTGGAAAAGACACGGCAAGTTTTGCTGCAAGAGGTGGTGCTATAGGTTATGGAAGCACAAGAGATGTGCAAGTTAGTAAAGCAGTAATGAAAGAAATAGATTTGTTAACTATGAATGTAAATAAAGTAAAAGCAGCAGGTAATGTGCGTATGCAAGGTGTAGATCAATCTATTAATGCTGAATTGTATGGAGTTAGTGCAGGTAATATGTTTGCCAGTGCAAATATGGTTAGTCCGTGGATGAATATGAGCAGCACGTTAATGACAGGTGCAGGAACTTTAGCAAGTAAATTTGCATAACTATGGCAATAGTACCAACAGAACAATTACAAACTAATGCACCACCAACTATTAGTGGCGGTAGCGTTACACCTATGAAAGGTGGTGTTGCTGATGACATATTAACTATGAGTGCTGCCCAACAAAAAATGGGTAATGACGTTTTTCAAATAGGAGAACAAATACAACGAGAAAGAGATGATGCTGTTGTAAATGAAAAATTTACAGATTTTTCTTCTTTTGCTAATGAAAAGTCAACACAATACCAACAATTAGAAGGATTAGACGCAGTAAGAAAAACAGGTGATGACACAGACGGTAGTGGTATAACAACTACATATGACGATTACACATCAGAAATAAATGCATACGGCAATTCTATATTAGATAGTTTAGAAAACGAAGATCAAAAAAAAATATTTAAAGCAAAATTTCAAGCACAAATGGGTATAGTTACAAACAACATGACTACTCATTCTATAACTCAATTAGCTGCATATAATAAAAAAGAAAGAGTAAAAGGCATAGATAATCTTGTTGAAACTACAGCTTTAAGTTATAAAGATTTTTTAGACAATAGTGGATCTTTTGTTATTGGTGAAACCTCATTAGAAGTAAAATTTGAAGAACATAGAATTAAAAGTGGGTGGGGTGTAAACAGTAATCAGTACCATGATTTTAGAAATGACAAACTTGCTCTTTTAAATGAACACGTTTTAGAAGCTATGCAAGCTGATAAAAAATATAAAGAAGCAATGATTTATATAAGCAGGGCTAGAGAAAAAAATCAGATGAATAACAAGCAATACAATGAATACAAGAAAACTATAGAAGAAGGTTACATAGCACAGACAGGAAAAGAAATTGCTATTGATTTATTTAATTTAGATGAAAATTCTAATAGCGGAGAAGATAAATCTAGTTTAAATGCAATTATGGTACTAAGTAGTACTCGTACATTAGATGACGGCAACGGATATGCAGTAGCTGGTGGTTTTAGTGCTGGTGACGGAATTGATGTTGTTAATGCGGAAGAAGGAGATTTGAGAGAAAATTATCAGACACTTAAAGATCAATCTAAATTTTTTAAAGAAGGTAGCACAGTTTCATTACCTCCAGAGCATAACACTATGTATATGTTTGTAATGTCAAAGATTGGTGTTGATGATGCGGATAGTGTATTTACAAAAGCAAAATCTTTAGCTGGTGGTAAAGATGCAACAAATGAAGATATTATTGCAAATGTAATTAAGTTAACCAATGAAAAAGTTGCTGCTAAATTTGGAGCAGCAGAAGGCAATAATTACACACAATTAATTGCAAATGATCTAGTTACATTACAAGGGCAAATAGATTACACATGGAAAGATAATGATGAAGAAACAGCACAGGGTGAAGTTAGGTTTGATGATTACGGTATACCTTTAAAAACTGATTTATATAAAATTGCAGAAGCAAATATAAAAGACAAAGATTTACTTAAAAAGGTAAAAGAAAATATAGATGCAATGCATACTGAAAAAACAGAAAATGCAGAGGAAGATTACAATGCTAAAAAAGAAGCATTATTTGAAAAAGCATTTTCTAAACCTAATGGCCATTTAGAAATAAACGAAAAAGACAAAGCATTTTTAAATAAAGAAGACAGAAAAAATTTAGAAGCTGGTTTTGCAGAAGAAGATGATTATGATTTGTTAATAGAACTTATAGATAATCCAAGTCTTTTATTTATAGGTGATGCAAAAAATCCCGGTTTTGAGCAATACAGACATAGGTTAACTAATAAAACTTTTACAATGATGTATGGACAAATTAAACAAGGTAAAGCAGGTGGTAGTGGTAGTAATAGTGGAAGTGGATCTATTTCTGTAGATATGAATGTATATAAAGAAAAATTGCAAGAATATGGATATACAAAAATATTTAATCAAAAAAGTAAAGAAGCAAAACTTGATTACATACAAATAGCAAATGCATGGAAAGACCAAGTAGAAGACGCTAAAAAAAATGGAGTTAATTTAGACAGGCAAAAAAAAGAACAAATTTTAGAAAGTATATTGGCAAATAAAGTGCAATTAAGCGGTGGTATATCTTTTGGTACAGGATATGGCAAAGAGTATGTTGTAGCTGCTGTTGACAAAGATCAATTAGGTAAGACATATACTTTAGTTATAAATCCAAAAGATGGATTAAAGACAAAAGTATTTCACAGCAAAATACCAAAAGAAGTTCGTGATTATATGTTGGAAGGTTATGAAAGAAATGGTATTAGATTAAGTTATCAGGAAATGGCAGAGAGATGGGTACAACTAGGTATGCCAAAATCAAAGATAGATGCGGAACACGCATATAACCAATCTATAGGACTTTATGGAAAGGTAGATAAACGATGACAAATTCATTTAACGCATTTGATGAGATTCTTCAAAACGAAAGAAATATAGTTGGTAATATTCCAAAATCAAACAATGATTTTAATGCGTTTGATCAATTATTAAAAGACGAAGAAGAAGAAAGAAGAAATATGATACGAGCTAATATGCGTCTTGTTATGGAAAAAGATCCTGACAAGGTTGGTAAGGCACAACAAATGGCATTAGATTTAGAATTACCAGAAGGCGTTGCATTAGATAGTGATACTGCAATTAATGCATTAATAAAAAAACAACAAATAAAACGTGCTAGAGCTTACGAAAGAT